ATATACGCTCCCACTCAATATCTGCTTTGCTATCAAATCGAATGATTCGACTCTCGATTTCTCCAAATTTATTGTACTGCAAAACTTGGTTTCTGACTAGGTTATAGAACTGACTAATGTAAGCTTCGTACCAATCCAATATTTCTTGGTCAATTGAGTTCTTGTTGTAGTGTTCAATCTCCTTATCTGGATAACTAACTAGCAATCTGTCTAGGAATCCATTGTCTTTGTTTTCCATGGTGGAAATCTGAGAAAATATTCCAGGTTGTATACCACCTAGCACTGGAATCAATGGACTAGCAACAAAGCTACTTTTTGCAGACTTTCTAGTTAAAATCGCTGCTTGATTCGACCAACATGAGAGCCAAAACTCGAGATCAGAGCCAGGCTTGTATTTATTCATGTCCTTGATCCACCCGTTCAACTCATCCTTAAATACCGCAATACCTACTTGATTTTCCTCGTGCAAATCCGCCAAAGCTTCTACGGTAATGTCATTTACAATTAGCTGCTTCCTTACAGGCTCCTTAATTTCCTCTACATCCTTTTTTTCCTTTGCAGTCAATCGCTCGAATTCCTTGTACTTTTTATACTCGTTCTGGTAATGCTTAATCTCAAAGCTATTTTTCTTAGCAATTGGAAAGATGATGGCATTTATACTAGGTGTTTTTCCTAGTCCTGCCTTGCCTATTAATCCAATCCAAATGTTGCAAGATTCCCTCCATCCTGTTTTTACTTCTACCTTGCAAGCGTTACCAATGCACAAAGACAAAAGCCAAAGTAAGGAACTACCCATGTAGTCAATAGAATGATTAAGTGTTTTCTGATTTAACAAAATATAACTCTGCAATGATTCTGGGAACACATCAATGGGAAATATTAAATCCTCTTGCGGAATCTCAATTTTCTCTATTTCTACCTTGCGAATCTTTCGCTCTCCATAGCCTTCCTTGTACAGCTCTTTTGCAGCCATTGAGAAGTCTCCATTGAAGTACTTGTAAGCATAGATACTAAATGGAGTTAAAGGTGTCTCATGAGGGTAAATCGTGGCCGTAGTGAAGAGATAACACAATCCGCTATCCTTGTATATAAATCCATGCAAGGCATCCTTAGAATTAGTTTTTCTTATCACTATTCTATCCGTAAGGTGCTTAACTGCAGTAAACTCATTTGCAATTAAATCTAGCACCTTGTTTCTCTGATTGTAATCTTGCCAAGGAGTAAGTCCACTATATTCTGTGATCTCAATCTTAGTTTCCTCCTTGGCTTCATCGTAATGGAAGTACCGGCACAATCCAAACAGAATCTCTCTTTCTTCTTCGGTAATCTCCTGCACTTGCTCATAAGACAAATCAGATACTTGATTATCGTAGATATAAATGTATCCACCAGTTCCCCTAGTTTCAATTAAGGCTTGAGAATGTCCTTTGAGTGTAGCGAGCTTTCTGTTTCCATCTACCTTTGAGCATCTGTAGATAATATGGTAGCCGGAATTTATAGTCTTATATATTACAAACTTTCTATTAAAGTCATCAATATAATCTGATATAAAAGAAATAAAGTCACTCCAGAATTTCTTTCCGTCTTGGATAGTTGGAAATACCTTTAAGTCTACATCTATACATTCAACATCGTAAAAACCAGTTATAATACCGTATCCTTTAGTCTTGTATTCGAGCTTCTCTAATTCTGACTTTTCTATCTTTTTTGTCTGGTACTCCTTCCATAAAATCAGAGGTTTTTTGCCCTCCGATATGGGCATTACGCTGAACCCTGAGTTCAGTAAGTTAATTGCTCTTCCTAGTGTTACGTTCATTTTTGTGTTTTACAAAGGTTTGAAAAAAAGAGGGGGGGTAGGGTAAATTTTAGCTGTTTTTGGCAAAAAAGTGTACACAAGTTTACACTTAGTTTACACCTAGTGTAAACCCCCCTAAAGTGCGAATACGCTTAAATTAGCGGGATTTTAGGCCGTTTTTTGCGCTAGGTTTACAGGTTTACACTTTTTTTTATAATCTATTTTTTTTGACTAGGTGAAAATTTATTTTTTTTCATTTTTGTCAAAAAGTGTTCAAAGTGTTCACTTATTGCGATTGGAGCCAATGGAGGCCGATTTTGGTTTACACTTAGGTGTACACTTAGTGTACACTAGTGTACACCCTCCTTTCGTGCTTTTCTCACCCAATGTGAGACTTTATTGTACTCTAAATCCAGCTCTTTTGCTATGTCGCAAGTTCTCCAATTTTCCTCTACCATTCTATCTATTTTTCGTACTAATTTTATAGATAACGGCTCTATTCTTCTACTAGGCGTTAGCTTTATGATTTCGCACAAATGATGGTATTTTACACCAGTCATGTACATAATTTCTTTGTACGGAAGACCTTTAACATATAATTCAATTACTTGATCCGCATCCTTCATGTAAGCGCACGTATTTTTGGCTCTTTCATTTGTAAGCAAGTAGTCTTTGTATATGTAATTGTTTACTATGTGCCTACTAATATTTAAAATAGTTGCTATATTTTTATTCATTACTTTAAGTTTATACAGCCTAACTATTTCGTCTTTCTGTTCTTGATTAAGCGATGTCATAGTTTTTCTAGTTCTTGTTTAACTTCGTGCCACCAATCCATTGTTGAATACACTTCAGTATTTAAAGGATTTGAATGAGGATTGGAATTAATTATCTCATTTACTGCTATTAAAGCGCATTGCCTTACTACAAAATCAGTTGAATGAGAGTTATAAATTTCATTAAACATTTTAGTATAAATTTCTATTGCTTTTTCTTTATGTGTCATTTGTCTAGTATTTAATATGGGGGGGGTGGGGTAAGATTTTCTATACCAAGATTCCTTTTAAATATTCTCTACATTCCAAAACTTTTGCTTTCGCAGTTTCAATCACTTCTGGATCGTAATCGATGTCAAATTCCTTGATTCTGAACTTGTTTTCCACGTGCGCGTAGCTTACCGGTTCCTCGTAAGTCAAGAATTCTGGAGTGTCCTGAAGCGTGTAAACCAACTTGGCCTTTTTTAAGCCCGTTAGATGCATGTAAACTTGCAACTGATAGAAGTACCCATTATCTGGCTGATCGTCGAACAGAGGGAAAGTAAAGCAGTCCCACGAGGTTTTAAAGTCGTAGACTATTCCGTCATGGAAACAATCTGGAGTTCCTTTAAAGAAATCGTCCTCAAAATGTTCTAGATTTTTAATCATGAAGTCCTTTTCCATAGCTACCGAGTAAAACTCGATAGCCTGATCTTCCAAAGCCAAACCTTTTTCGATGTACTTTGACTTAATTTGCTTTTTTACGCCGTAAATCTGCTCTTTGTACCATTCGTGTAAGTAGCTTTTTGTCGTTTGAGACAAAGTTTCTGTTTTACTTCTAGCGTTAGTCATCAAATGACCAAGTGCGCTTGCTCTACATTTAAAGTTCATGATAATAATAGTTTTTCGTTTTGTGCTGTTAAAATATATACCGACTTAATTTGCTCTAGCGTAACTTTTCCACTAGCTAGAGAATCTTTTGCGCCATTCCACTTTACGTGCGAAGGATTTAATTCCTCTTTTTTACCACCGTGATCGTTAGTCGAATCTGGGTCTTTTGTATCGTCTATTAGGAAAAGACCATTTAGCGCATATTTTCGAGCATAACTCGATGAGCTTCCGTACGACTGCGCAACATCCATTCCTTTGCGGTTGATGTCTATACCGGCTTGAGCCGTTACCGCTCGGCCTTCTGTTCTGCCTTCTTTATCTATCTGAATCGATGCGGTAGCTTCTATGAAGACAAGACCGCCAACCTCTTTTACTTCGTCCTCAATAGTCAAAGTGCATTCGTACTTTAGAAGCAAAGGTTTAACCGCTTCGAGAATATCCTCTACAGAACGGTATTTGTATTTTCCGAAAGCGTTAAACTGGTTCTTTGGAGCTTTCAGCTCGGATTGGATTAAAATTAGTTCTTTCATGTGTTTCGTGTTTTTTTTATTGTTTTTTACTAGGGAAAAAAGGGGGGGGGTGGGTATTTTTTTAGCGTTTTAATCTCAGCGTATGGGAAATTAAATTGATCCCAGTACAATTCGAAGGTTTTCATTATCTCGAATTTTTCACTATTGGCTAGTTTTCCGTAGTTCTCGAGAATCCATTGCTCAATTATTTCCTCTACCATTTTCTATCCATTCAGTTGAAACAAAAACTACCCATTGATTTCCTAGCTTTCTAGGCGGATGCACCCACTCGGGCGGATTAACTCCAGACCGGATGATCTGGTGAACTCTTGTTGATTTTTCGCTAAAGCCACGCAATACTCCGTATTCTGTGGCGGTCATCATTTCGTAAAGCATAATTGTACGTTGTTTTCTAATTGTTCAATAATAAAAGGATCAAGAATTGCACAAATCGTGCGGTAATGGTCAGAGAATTTTTCTGTTAAACAGTCGTAAAGTTCTAGCGTGAGCGATTTTCCATTACCGAAATAAAGGTCAAGAACAATTCCTTCGTTCTCGAAAGATTCAAGCTCGAGACTGAATCCCGATTGCTCAAAAATAAAGTGGTGATCTTTTAGCATTTTTTGTGTGTGTTTTAGTGTGATGTAAATGTACAAACTTCTGTATAATTAATTGCAAGTGAATTGTAAAATTTATTTTTGTTTTCCACCAGCGGTATTTTTTTTGTTTGAGTGGTTTTAATTTCCACTAGCGGTTTTAATTTCCACTAGCGGCTGAGAAATTTTATTTTCCACTACGGATTTTGTTTTCCACTACTGGTTTTGTTTTCCACTAGATTGCGGCGCTGTTTATGTTTTCGTCTACTCATTTTGTTTTCGTCTAGTTGGTTTGGGTTTTCAATTTTGGAACCGGTTCGAACCGGTTATTTTTTCCACTACCTATTTTGATTTATACTACAGATCAGCGCTCTAATTTTTCCTCGTGTTTCCACTACTAATTTTGTTTTATACTACTGCTTTTGGTTTCGTCCAGTGGTTTTGTTTTATACTACGTTTGTGCGCTTGGTTAATTAGGCTATTTTTAAGCCCGTGGTAAAGAGATAAATTTTTACTAGTGGTAATCTATACGCTAAAATTTAAACGTCTTAAAACGCTTAATTTAAGGCTGTATTTTTTGCAAGTTATACGCCACGCAGTCCAAACCGTATTCGATCGAATAACCTATTTTAAATAAGTCGTTTTCAAGTCGTATTAGATTAGTATAGGTTTGTTCCTTTGCCATGTAACGCGCCAAAATAGCCCGCAAATTAGCGGGCCATGTTTCCGGATATTCGAATAAGTCTTGCATTTTATTAGTGTTTTAAATTATTAAAATATTAAAGGGATTAAATAAATAGAATCCATTAAAGCGCATAAAATTAAAGCTTTAAAGGTTTGGATTTTTGTACCTTTAAAATTTGGCATTGTGCAAATAGTAATCATTTTTTTAGTGTTTTAAGTTGATAAAAAAGCCCTATTT